ATTACAAATATTGGTCCTAGTGAATTATCGAATACAGCTGTTACAACTGGTAGTTATGGTTCAACAACAACAATACCTACTTTTACAGTCGATCAACAAGGTAGATTGACAGCTGCTAGTGAAGTTAATGTTGCTACAAATTTAACAATTAGAGATAGTTCATCTACTACAGACACAGTTTCATTATTAACAGATACACTTACATTTGCTGGCACTTCAAATGAAATAGAAGCTGCTGTAACAAATAATACCGTCACAATAGGATTACCAGATGATGTAACAGTTGGAAACAATTTAACTGTAACAAGCGCATTAGATGTTTCTGGCGCTTCTACATTAAGAGGAAATGTTACTTTAGGTGTTAACTCTGGTGACTCGACGGAAGATAGTATTACAGTTAATGCTAGATTTGTTTCAAATTTAGAACCTTTAACCAACATAACTTATGATTTAGGTTCCTCTGATAGAAGATGGAGAGATTTGTACTTATCAGGAAATACAATAGATATAGGTGGTGCTACAATATCCGGCGATGGAACAGGTAATATCGCAATATCAGCAACTGGTGCCACACTACCAGCAGGTTCAAAAATTGGTAATGATAATCTTGCTGTTACAGATGATAGTGGTGCTGTTACTAGAAATGTATCATTTTTTACAGCTGCTGATGGATTAGTTACAGCCTCAGCAACTTTCAAGTTTTCAGGTAGTACAACATCAACGGTATTTACAAAAAATCAAACATTCACTTTAGCAAACGGTAATAATCAGACTGGAGTAAGTTTATTTGAGTTTTAGAATAAAAATATTATAAATATACAAGGAGAAAAAAATTATGGCAATCAAAACACCAATACGAACAGTCTTTGACGGAGACGGAAACGCCACAGGTCTAGCAGAATACCAATCAGGTGAATTTATAGGTCTTACTCATGGTGGTTTAGGAGGTTCATTATCAATAGGATCAACAGGTCAAGTTTTAAAAGTTAGTTCAGGTGGAGCTTTAGAATTTGGTAATGTTGAAGCCCTTGTAAATATAGATGGAGCTACTGATTTAACAGGAAATACTTTAGTAACTACTGATCAACTTTTAGCCTCAGACGGTGGAACCGAGGGAAGAATTACTTTAGCTCAAGTAGATACATTATTTACAAGTACAACACAAACATTAACTAATAAAACAATTAATGCTGACAATAACACAATTACAAATATTGGTCCTAGTGAATTATCGAATACATCTGTTACACCAAGTACATATGGTTCAGCAACAGCAATACCTGTTATTACTGTTGACCAACAAGGTCGTTTAACATCAGCTTCAACACAAGCAATATCAACTACTTTACTAATTTCAGATGAAAGTTCAACTCAAGCGTCTATAGATTTGGGTAGTAGTGATGTGTTAAATGTTGCTGGTGGTTTAGGTATAGATACAACTATTAATGGAAAAACGATTGATGTAGCTTTTGACTTTAATGATGGTTCGGCAGGTCAATTTTTAAAAACTGACGGATCAGGTGGTTTTTCATTCGGCGATACTTTATCAAATTATGAACAATCTTTACAAACAACAATTCCGGGAACAACTAATACAGATTTATCTGGAGAAGAAACTCCTTTTGAGAGTGTAACAGATGCTTTCGGTGTAAAAATAAGTACATCAGTTTACAGCTTAATGGACCCTGCTGGAACAACACAAACATTAGATTTAGGTGCTTTTGCCTAACTAATTAATTATAAATATTAAAAATAAAAACAAGGAGAAAAAATGCCAACAGTTTTACAATTAAGAAGAGGCACAACAGCACAAAATGATGCATTCACAGGCGCTGTTGGTGAACTTTCTTTAGATACGCAAAAAGATACACTTAGAGTACACGATGGTTCAGCAGCCGGTGGTTCTGAACTAGTAGCTTTAGCTACAACACAAACATTAACAAACAAGACTTTAACATCCCCAACTATTACAGGTACAGGTGCAATTGCAGGAACATTCACTGGTAATATTACAGGTGACGTAACAGGAAATGCCGATACAGCAACTGCTCTGGCTACTGCTAGAACAATAGCCGGCAAATCATTTGATGGTAGTGCTAATATTACGATTGCTGCTACAGACTTATCTGATACGGACCAAGCCTTAGCAACATCAAGTAACGTTCAATTTGGTAACTTAACATTAAGTGGTAATTTAACTGTAAACGGAACAACTTCAACTGTTGCTTCAACAAATACAACAATTGCTGATAACTTAATTGAGTTAAACTCTGGTGCAGCTTCAAACGCAAACGATACTGGTATCTTAATTGAAAGAGGAAGCACTGGCGACAATGCTATTATTGCTTGGGACGAAAGTGCTGACAAATTTACTGTTGGTACTACAACAGCGACTGCTTCAGATACAGGAAATTTAACAATATCAACAGGAACATTAGTTGCTAACATTGAAGGTAATGTTACTGGTAACGTAACTGGTGATGTTACAGGCAATGCTGATACAGCAACAACCTTAGAAACAGCAAGAACAATCGGTGGCACATCATTTGATGGTAGTGCTAATATTGCAGTAGGATTATCTGCAACTGCTACAGCATTAGCAAGTGCTAGAACAATCGCTGGTCAATCATTTGACGGAAGTGCAAACATAACGATTGCTTCAACTGATTTATCAAATACTAGTGCCATTGCGTTATTAACTAGTACACAAACACTTACTAATAAAACTTTAACTAGTCCTACAATCACAGGTACAGGTGCTATCGCTGGTACATTTACTGGTAATATTACTGGTGATGTAACAGGTAACGCTGACACAGCAACTGCTTTAGGAACAACAAGAGCATTTTCATTAACAGGTGATGTTACAGCATCTGGTGTAAACTTTGATGGTACAGGTGCCGTTGAACTTACTACTGTTATTGGTGCTAATACAGTAGGTGTTACAGAAATAAATGTTACTGATGGAACTGTAGGACAATTCTTAAAAACAGATGGTTCTGGTAACTTAGCATTTGCTACAGTTGCAACTCCAACACTAGCAAGTCTTAGTTTAGATACAACTGATGATGTACAATTTGATTCTTTTGGTGTAGGAACTGCGGCTTCAGGAGTATCTGGAGAAATAAGAGCTACAAATGATGTAACTGCTTTTTATTCTTCTGATGAATCTTTAAAGGAAAACATTAAAAATATTGAAAATCCTTTAGAAAAAATTAGTCAAATAAATGGTGTAACTTTTGATTGGACAGAAGACTATATTAAACAACATGGCGGTGAAGACGAATACTTTGTTAGAAAAAATGACGTAGGTGTTATTGCACAAGAAGTAGAAAAAGTTTTACCTCAAGTTGTTGCAACAAGAAAAGATGGTATCAAAGCTGTTAAGTACGACAGAATTGTTGCTTTGTTAATTGAAGCTGTCAAAGAACTTAAAAAAGAAATAGAAGAATTAAAGAAGTAATCTTTTAATATTTGGTACTTTAATCATATAAATAGCTTTATATGGCAACACCAGCTACAAGAGAACAGTTAAAACAATACGCTTTACGAACACTAGGTAAGCCTGTTATTGAGATAAATGTAGATGACGACCAATTAGAAGATAGATTGGACGAAGCATTACAATATTACGCTCAATATCACTATGATGGTATTCGTAGAACATATCTAAAGTATCAATATACACAGACCGATAAAGACAGAATTACTGGCAATTCAAATGAATCTGTAACTAAAAATTCCGTTACAACCACTTGGAGTGAAGGTAATAACTATATCGTTGTGCCTGAAAGTGTAATATCAGTAATCAATATATTCCCATTTTCAAATAAAGGTAATCTAAACTTATTTGATGTTAGGTATCAAATGAGATTAAATGATCTATATGATTTTTCTTCAACATCTATTATTAATTATGATATTGTGATGCGACACTTGGACTTTTTAGACCATATTCTAGTAGGTGAAAAACCTTTTAGATTTGTTCAAAATGATAACAGACTATACATTGATATGGACTGGACAGATGATTTACAAGTTGGCGAATATTTAGTTATTGAAGCATATCGTAAATTGGATCCAGAAACTTATACAGATGTGTACAATGATATGATTTTAAAAAGATATGTGACTGCTTTATTTAAAAAAAATTGGGGTGCCAATCTTAGCAAGTTTAATGGGGTTACAATGTTAGGTGGGGTTACATTAAATGGTCAACAAATATATTCAGAAGCAATCCAAGAAATTCAAAAACTAGAAGAAGAAATTAGAAACTCATTTGAGATGTCACAACCCCTTATGATAGGATAGTGCCATGGCAGTTAATCATTATTTCCAGAACGGTAACGGCATTGGGAACACCAATGAACAAAGACTTTTTGAGGACTTAATCATAGAAGGCCTAAAGATATACGGCAAAGACGTTTATTATCTTCCACGAACATTAGTAAATAGAGATTTAATTTTAGGAGAGGATACTCTTTCTAAATTTGATGATTCATATTTAATTGAAATGTATATGGAGACCACGGAAGGCTTTGCTGGATCGCAAGAAATTATATCTAAGTTTGGTTTAGAGATCAGAGAAGATACAACTTTTATGGTTGCCAAACGAAGATGGCAAGACGCTGTTGACTCTGTTCATACTTTAATTAAAGATGGCCGACCAAATGAAGGTGATATAATTTATATGCCTTTAATGAATAGTTTTTTTGAAATACAATTTGTTGAAGACCAAGAGCCATTCTTTCAACTCGGCAATTTACCTGTTTACAAATTAAGATGTACTCGTTGGGAATATTCTTCAGAAAAACTTAATACTGGTGTTACTGACATTGATAGTGCTGAAACACAATACTCATTAGATCAATTATCGTATCAAGTTAGTTTAGAAAACGAAGATGGTGCTTTACTATTAGAAAATGATAGTGTTGGTGGAGTATCTAATTACTTTATCAATGAAGATTACGATTTGCAAACTCAATCAACCTATGCTGATAATAATGATTTAGATAGTGAGGCAGGTTTTGATACAGCCTCTACTGCAGATGATATATTAGACTTTACAGAATCAAACCCATTTGGGGATATAGATAACGGATTATAGAAATGTTTGGAACTTACTTTTACAACGAATCAATGAGGAGGATGACCGTTGCCTTTGGGCAATTGTTTAATAATATTCAAATCAAAAGAACAGACTCTAACGACACTGTTATACAATCTATTAGAGTTCCTTTGGCCTATGCTCCTAAAGAAAAGTTTTTAACTAGATTAGACCAACAACCTAATTTAAATGAAAGAGAAATGGCCATTACTTTACCTCGTATGTCATTTGAAATATCTGCAATTCAATATGACGCTAGTAGAAAATTAAATAAGATTCAAAAGTTTAGAGCTGTAAAAACTGGAGCTGAAGGTAAGATATTAGATTATAACTATATGCCTGTTCCTTATAATATTTCTTATGACTTAAACATCTTTACAGCAACGGCAGAAAGTGGCCTACAAATTGTAGAACAAATATTACCTTTCTTTCAACCAGATTATACGGTGACAGTCAATGCTATACCAAGTTTGAATATTAAAAGAGATGTGCCTATTGTGTTAAATAATGTAAACTATGATGATAGTTATAATGGTGACTTTACAACTCGTAGAGCCGTTACTTATACACTTGGATTTACAGCAAAAACTTATCTATTTGGCCCAGCACAAACTCAAAAAGTTGTTAAAACAGTACAAACTGATTTACATACAAATACAACTGGTGATGAAAGTAGAGAGGTTAGAATTGAAATAACACCAAACCCAACAACCTCAGACGCTGATGATGATTTTGGATTTACAACAACTATCACAGATTTTAATGACGGAAAAAATTATAATCCATCAACGGATACAGACGAATAAATAGTATATAAATATTACATTATGACAAAGTTAGAAGAAAAAGTTAATGAGATTTTAGGTATTGAAAATAAAGAGCCTAAACAAGCTAAAGAGTTTAAACCTTTAGTTCCTAGAAAAGAGAATAAAGAATCTCCAGATGTAGATAACGACTACAAATACAGCAGAGAAAATTATTACAATCTAATTGAAAGAGGCCAAGAGGCAATAGAAGGAATACTTGATGTTGCTAGAGAAGGACAACATCCGAGAGCCTATGAGGTGGCTGGCGCTTTAATTAAGAATGTAGCCGATACAGTAGATAAACTCCAAGACTTGCAAAAGAAACTTAAAGACTTAAAAGATTTACCAAAGACAGCAAGTCCTCAAATTAAAAATGCTTTGTTTGTAGGATCAACAGCTGAATTACAAAAGATGTTAAATAAAGATGAAAATACTAAAGTCAAAGACATCACACCCGAAAAAGATAATACTAAAGATTAGTGATTTAACTTATAATCATCATTACGAAAAGTATAATCCTAAACTTACAGACGGTGTTGGAGATATAAAAGACATTATGAATAAACCAATAGAAATTACCAAACATACAATATCAGAAACTCCTAGATATGGAGCTGGTGGTAAAATATATAAAGAAAAATTATATAGTGTAATAAAAGGCAATCAAAGAGTAACACAAGCTGTTCGATTAGGTTATACACATATAGAGGGTGTTATAACTAATGAAGAACACCCGAGTTGTGGTACAGACGACTGTTGCAAGGAATGTTAAATGTCTGAAAATTATTTAGGAAATCCGAATCTCAAAAAGATCAATACACCTGTTGAATATACACAAGAACAAATTGTAGAATATCAAAAGTGTGCTAACAATCCATTATATTTTATGGAAAATTATATTAAGATAGTATCGCTTGACGAAGGTCTTGTACCTTTTAAGATGTATGGTTTTCAAAGAAAGATAGTTGATACTATTCATAATAATAGATTTACTATTTGTAAATTACCTAGACAGTCTGGTAAATCAACAACTACAATTTCATATCTTTTACACTATGCTCTATTTAATCCTAATTCTAATATAGCCTTACTTGCCAATAAATCATCAACTGCTAGAGATATTCTTGGAAGACTGCAACTTGCTTATGAGAACTTACCAAAATGGATGCAACAAGGTGTAATCAATTGGAACAAAGGTAATATAGAATTAGAAAACAAATCAACTATTGTGGCTGCCGCTACATCTTCAAGTGCCATTCGAGGTGGTTCTTATAATATTATTTTCCTTGATGAGTTTGCCTTTGTACCTACAAATATTGCTGAGTCATTCTTTAGTTCAGTTTATCCTACAATATCTGCTGGTAGTAAAACTAAAATGATTATTGTATCTACACCCTATGGTATGAACCAGTTTTATAAGTTATGGACAGATGCAGAAAATAAAAGAAACGATTATATACCAATTGAAGTGCATTGGTCAGAGGTGCCAGGTAGAGATGAAGCTTGGAAAGAACAAACAATACGTAACACAAGTGAGGAACAATTTCAACAAGAGTTTGAGTGTGAGTTTTTAGGTTCAACAAACACTCTTATAAATCCTGCTAAAATTAAAAATATGGCGTATATGAATCCTATAAAATCATCAGGCAGTGTAGAAGTATTTGAAGCACCAATTAAAGGTCGTACTTATGTTTGTACAGTTGATGTATCCAGAGGTGTTGATAAAGATTATTCTGCCTTTATTGTGTTTGATGTAACACAAATGCCTTTTAAGGTTGTGGCCATTTATAAAAACAATGAAGTTAAACCTTTCGTTTTTCCAAATATTATAGAACAAGTTTGTAAAGGGTATAACAGAGCTCATATCTTAACGGAAGTTAATGACATTGGCCAACAAATTGCTGAAGCGTTACAGTTTGAGATAGAGTATGATAATATATTAATGACGACACAGAAAGGTCGTGCTGGACAAGTCTTAGGTGCTATGTACAGCGGCCGTGGTTCATCATTAGGTGTAAGAATGACCAAACAGATTAAGAGAATAGGTTGTGCTAATATAAAGACACTTATTGAGGGTGATAAAGTTTTAGTCAATTCATTTAAGATTATTGAGGAGATTTCAACCTTTACCAAAAGAGGACAGAGTTATCAGGCTGAAGACGGTTCTAATGATGATTTGATGATGTGTTGTGTTATGTTTGGTTGGTTGTCTAATCAACCTTATTTTAAAGAGTTAACCAATACAAATGCTCGTCAACAAATGTATG